GTTGGACGAACCCGGTTCTGGTTGGGGAGGACGGTGGGATCATTGCCGGCCATTGCCGGGTGTTGGCGGGAAGGCAACTAGGTCTGGCCGAGGTTCCGGTGATGTTGGCGACCGGCTGGAGTGAGGCTCAGAAGCGAGCCTACGTCCTGGCCGATAATCAATTGGCGCTCAATGCCGGATGGAACCCGGAGTTGTTGCGGCTCGAACTCGGCGAGTTGCAGGGGTTGGAATTCGACCTCGCGCTGATCGGGTTTGACGACGCGCAACTGGCGGCGCTGACGGCTAATCCCGGCTTGACCGATCCCGACGAGGTTCCCGAGGTTCCGGCGGTTCCGATCGCCCAGCGCGGCGAGGTCTGGCAGCTCGGCCGGCATCGGCTGGTGTGTGGGGATTGTCGCGATCCTGCTATCGTTGCGCGATTAGTCGATGGGATCAAAATCAACCTAGCCTTTACGTCGCCGCCGTATGCCGAACAGCGCGACTATGACGGCACGAGCGGGTTTCAGCCAATCCGCCCCGACGCCTATGTCGACTGGTTCGCGCCGGTGGCGGCCAATGTGGCGCAGCACCTCGTTGTCGATGGTTCGTGGTTCATCAACATCAAGCCGTCATCGGCCGGCCTCGACACCGATCTGTACGTGATGGATCTTGTGCTTGCGCATGTGCGGGAGTGGGGGTGGCACTTCGCCACCGAGTTTTGCTGGGAACGTGGTGGGGTTCCGAAGTCGGTGACGCAGCGGTTCAAGAATCAATTTGAACCGATCTATCAGTTTGTGCTTGGGCGCTGGAAGATGCGCCCCGACGCCGTTCGCCACGAGAGCGAGAACGTGCCGCGGCCAGGTGGGAAAGGCGTTGGGGATACGTCGTGGGCAAACAATCAGGGCGGCAATGGCGAGTTCTTCGGTGCTGCGAAAAAGCGCCGCAACGGCACCTCGCAACTCATGTCCGACGTTCAAGGCCAGAACGCTGCTCCCGGCGAATACATCGGACCGGGCCTTGCCTATCCCGGCAATCGCTTACCGACCTTTACCGGTTCACATGACGCAACCGGCCACACCGCTGCCTTCCCCGTAGGCCTGCCGAAATTCTTCTGCGACGCATTCACCGACGCCGATGACGTTGTGTTCGATCCATTTCTCGGCAGCGGATCGACGATCATCGCTGCGGAGCAGACAAAGCGATCAGGGTTGGGTTGCGAAATTTCGCCGGCCTATTGCGACGTGACGATCGAGCGTTGGCAGAACTTCACCGGCGAGAAGGCGAGGCGAGCATGAGTGGTAGACCTCCGCACGAGCCGAGTGAGAAGGATCGCAAGACCGTCGAGTCGATGGCGGGCTATGGCATACCGCCAGACGATATCGCCCGTGTCATCGGTATCTCGGCGCCGACCCTGCGCAAGTGGTATTCGCACGAACTGGACACCGGCCACATCAAGGCGAATTTGCAGGTAGCGCAGAGCCTGTACCAGAAGGCGATGGGCAGCGGCCAGGGCGCGGTGACGGCGTGCATTTTCTGGCTGAAGGTGCGGGCACATTGGGTCGAGCCGAGGCCGTGGGACGAGGCGCCGATCGGCCGCAAGGAGCAGTTGCAGCAGGCGGCGGCTACCGCTGGGGGCGCGAGCACCGAGTGGGCGGCCGACCTGGAGGTTAATCAGGTCAACTGATGCTGCAATTCCTGCCGCCCGCTACCCAAGAGCCTACCGGCCCGCAAAACGCACCAGCGGGCTTCCCTGCGCCTCCCAGCATCTATTCTTCAGATATCGAGGGATGGGACACGAGCTGCCCGGATTGGGAAGAGCGCATCCTCGATGGCCGCAGCCTGGTACCGGACCTGCCGCTGTACGAGGGCGAGGCGGCCAAGGCGCTGCGGGTGTTCAAGCGGCTGCGGTTGCCGGACGTGATCGGAACGCCGCGGCTCGGGGACGTTTGCGGCACCTGGTTCTATCCGATCGTGGCGGCGCTGTTCGGGAGCTACGACCGGGCCACCAACGTCCGTCACATTTCCGAGGTGCTCCAGCTCATCCCGAAAGGCAACAGTAAGTCGACCAATGGTGGCGCAGTCATGGTGACCGCGCTGATCTGCAATCCGCGGCCCGAGGCCGAGTTCCTATTCATTGCGCCGACCATGGAAATCGCGGCAATCGCCTACAAGCAGGCCAAGGGGACGATCCGGCTCGATCCTGAGCTCACCAAAATCATGCACGTTCAGGATCACATCCGAAAGATCACGCATCGGCAGACCGGCGCGACTTTGCAGATCAAGGCGGCCGATACCGATGTCATCACCGGCAGCAAAGCAACCGGGACGATGATCGACGAGACCCATGTCTTTTCCAAGCGAGCAAACGCGGCAGAGGTCTTCGTCGAGCTCCGCGGCGCGCTGACCAAGCGATCGGACGGGTTCCTCTTCCAGACCACGACCCAGAGCAAGCAGACGCCGTCGGGCGTGTTCGCCTCCGAGCTGGCCATGGCGCGCGCGGTGAGGGACGGCAAGACCCGCATGCCGCTCTTGCCGGTGCTGTACGAGCTCCCCGATCGGCTGGCGCGCGACGGCGGCTGGAAGGAGCGCAAATACTGGCCGCTGGTCAACCCGAACCTGGGGCGCTCGACCAACGAGAACTTCCTGGCGCGCGAGATTGTGCGGGCCGAAGCAGATGGGCCCGCGGCGGTGGCGTTGATCGCATCGCAGCATTTCAACGTGCAGATCGGGATGAGCTTGCGCGCCGACGGCTGGGCCGGTGCCAACTACTGGAGCCGTGGTGTCGAGGACGGGCTTACTCTTGAGGCGGTGCTGGGGCGCAGCGAGGCTGTGGTGGTGGGCATCGATGGTGGCGGGCTCGATGATCTGCTCGGCATTGCGGTGCTCGGCCGGGCGAAGGATGACAAGGGCTGGTGCGCCTGGACCCATGCGCTCATCTCGCCGGAAGGGCTCGAGCGGCGCAAAGCTAATACCGGGTTTTATGATAGGTTTGTGGCCGACGGCGATTTGACCGTGGTCGAGGAATTGCCCGACGACATTTCGTTTGTCACGGACATCGTCGACAAGGTCAAGCAATCGAAGAAGCTCGCGGGCGTCGGTGTTGACGCCATCGGAATCGGGGGAATTGTCGACGCGTTGGCCAAGATCGGCGTGACGCAAGAGAACAACCTGCTTGCCGGCGTTCGCCAGGGCATCTCGCTGATGGGCGCGATCAAGACCGTCGAGCGCAAGCTCGTCGACGGCAGTTTCAAGCATGGCGGCCAAGCGATGATGACTTGGATGGCCGGCAACGCGCGCATCGTGCCGACGCCGACCGGCATGCGCGTGGCACGCGATGATTCCGGCTACGGCAAGATCGATAGCCTGATGGCGCTGTTCAATGCGTCGGCGTTGATGGCGACCAATCCGATGGCGCAGAAGCGGCCGGAAGTCAGATTGTTTTTCGCCTGAATGCAGTGAGAGGCCATCGTTCGGGGGGGACAAATAGCCTCTCACGATCATGCCGCGCGCTTTACCGGGGCGGCTGCGGCGGCTGATTGGGCGGCTTCGGAGCACCCGAGCCCGGATTCGGCTTCGTATCATCTTGCGGATTGTTGGGGTCGTTTCCCATTGCGTCACCTGTTCTAGCCCATCTGCGCCGTATCAAGTCGGCAGCGCCTAGCATGTTCCACTTAGCCTAACCCTTTTCCTCGAAGGTGAACGCGATCTGCTGGTTGTCGTTGGCGGGTGTTGGCATGACGTTGCGGTGAATGCCCCAATGACAGCATCCACCAAATGCCCACGAAGCGATACCTGACCTATATCCGCTCGCCGCAATGCCTTACAATGAAGGGGCCTAATACAAATATCTACTCGAAGAAATGGTTCGCGTTTTACATTTGAATTATGATGACAATAGCGATGTGTACAAACGACTAAACGATCCAAATAATGGGACTCTAAGCCAGCTTTGGGATGAGGGTTGGGAATTTCTAGTGGTGGTAAATGGTGAATCTTATTGCGTCAGTAGTGACGGCATTCGTCCATGGTATGAGGAAGATTCACCATGTTGAACCGAGCCTATTCGCTTTTGACGGTTAAAGCCGTCGACGAGGACGCGCGGATCATCACCGGCATGGCATCGACGCCGACGCCGGATCGGCTTGAGGATGTGGTCGAGCCCGCCGGCGCGCAGTTCAAGTTGCCGCTGCCGTTGCTGTGGCAGCACGACTCGAGCCAGCCGATCGGCCACGTCACCCATGCCAAGGTTAGCAAGGCCGGCATCGAGATCATCGCCAAGATCGCCAAGGGCGTCACCGCCGAGATCGACCGCGCCTGGTCGTTGATAAAGGCCGGGCTCGTCCCCGGCCTCTCGATCGGCTTCAAAGCGATCGAGACCGCGCGCATCGAAAAGACCAGCGGAATTCGCTTCATCAAATGGGATTGGCTTGAGCTCAGTGCCGTGACCATCCCGGCCAACATCGAAGCATCCATCCAGACCATCAAATCGATCGACACTGCGCAGCGGGCCGCGTCCGGCCCACGAGCTCGTGGTGTTGTTCATCTCAACCCACCCGGCGCCTCGGGACGATCCCAACCCGCCCAGGAGGGCGCTGCTATGAAAACGATTGCCGAACAGATTACTGCGCTTGAGGCCAAACGGTCCGCGAGCGCGGCCCGCATGGAAGTCGTGATGCAAAAAAGTCTCGACGAGGATCGGACCTCGGATGCGGCCGAGCAGGAAGAGTTTGACGGCTTGCAAGTCGATGTCGAGAAGCTCGACAAGGATCTGGTGCGGTTGCGCCAGCTCGAGAAGGCGAAGGCGTTCGCGGCCAGGCCGATCATCAAGGCCGACACCGCGGCCGAAGGTGCCGCCGCCCGCGCCGGCAGTATTGTCGTGCGTGGCCAGCCGCAACTCGAGCCGGGCATCGAGGCGGTGCGGATCTGGAAAGCGCGGATCTGCGCGAGGCTGGATGGCCGTCCCGTCGCGGATGTTGCCGGTGAAATGTACGGCGCCGATTCCAATGCCTATGCCGCGGTGACAAAAGCCGCGGTGCCGGCCGGCACGACCATCTCGCCGAATTGGGCCTCCGGGCTGGTCGGAACGGAAACCGGCGCGGTCGCTGATTTCGTGGAATGGTTGCGGCCGCGGACCATCCTGACTCGCTTCGGGACCGGCGGCGTTCCAGCCTTGCGGGCGGTCGGATTCTATCTGCCGCTGATCACGCAAACCAGCGCCGGGGCCGGCTACTGGGTCGGCGAGGGGAAAGCCAAGCCTCTAACTGCGTTCAACTTCACGCGCACGCACCTGGTGCCGACGAAGGTGGCGAACATCACCGTCCTGACCCAAGAGAATATCCGCTACAGTAATCCGAAGTCGGACACGATCGTTCGCGATCAGCTTGCGGCCGCACTGATCGAGCGGCTGGACATCGATTTCATCAATCCGGCCAAGACCGCGGTGGCCGGAATCTCGCCGGCCTCCATCACCAATGGTGCGCCGGCCATTGTCTCGTCAGCGGGAACGGATGCCGACAGTGTGCGCCTCGATCTGCGCTCGCTGTGGGCCAAATTCACTGCGGCAAATAACCCGCCCACGACCGGCGTATTCGTGATGTCATCCAACGTGGCGGTATCACTAGCATCGATGGTCAATCCATTGGGGCAAGAGAGCTTCCCCGATATGAACATGACCGGCGGCACGCTGTTTGGAATGCCGGTGATCTCGTCCGATCACGTCGCCGATACCATCGTCGTTCTGGTCAATGCGTCGGACATCTATCTCGGCGACGAGGGTGGCGTTGCGGTCGATGCCAGCATGGAAGCATCGATCGAAATGTCGGATGCCCCAACCGGGGATTCCGGCGCACCAACGGCATCGACAGCCGTCTCGATGTTCCAGACCAACTCGGTCGCGATTCGCGCCGAGCGGACAATCAACTGGGCTCGCCGCCGCACGCAATCGGTCGCCTATCTGACCGGCGTCGATTGGGGTGGCCCCGTCCATACGGCATAGTTTACGGCATAGTTTAACGCCAACTGGCCGGCGGCAAGCAAGGCCTCCAACCTTGCTGCCGGCATTTTTGGAAACCAAACCCATGAAAAGAATGCTCGGGCTGAAAGCTCTCAGGCCGCATTTGTACGGCACGCGCCGGCTCGAGGCGGGCGATGAATACGAAGCGCCGGCCGAAGAAGCGATCGCCCAAGTCGCAACCCGCAAAGCGGACTTCATCAAGGGCAAAATGAGAGTGGCGGATACACCAGCGCCGGCCGAGAAACCAGCGCCGCCGCCTACGCCCATACCGCAACACGAACCCGAGCCCGAACCCGAGCGTGGCGAGCCGGATATCGAAAACTTGCGCCGCGAGGCCATGCAGCTCGGCATCGATGTCGATGGCCGCTGGGGCGTGGCGCGGCTGAATTATGAGATCGCCAAGGCGAAACGCTGATGCGCATCCTCGGCCTGCCAGTGCCGTTCACCGGCGAAAAGCAAAAGCAAATCGGTGCGCTTACTTCCGTCACGGAAGGCCGCGGCGGCTGGTTTCCGATTGTGCGCGAGCCTTTCACCGGCGCGTGGCAGCGCAATATCTCGATCAACAACGACATGGTGTCGTCGTTCAATGCGGACTTCGCCTGCAAGACTCTGATTTCCCGCGACATCGCAAAGCTGCGCGTCAAGCTCGTCGAGCAAGATAGCGACGGCATTTGGTCGGAGACCACCAACCCGGCTTTTAGTCCGGTGTTGCGCCAGCCGAACAACTATCAAACCCGCAATCAGTTCTGGGAAAGCTGGCTACTGTCGAAGTTGAGTCGCGGCAACACCTATGTCCTGAAGATTCGCGACAATCGCAATATCGTCACCGATTTGCATGTGCTCGATCCTACTCGCGTGCAGCCGCTCGTGGCGCTCGATGGGTCCATATTCTATCGCCTGAGCACCGACCATCTCGCTGGCCTGGACACCGAGATCGTGGTGCCGGCGCGCGAAATTATCCACGATCGGTTCAACTGTATGTTTCATCCGCTGGTCGGTACGCCGCCGGTGTTCGCCAGCGGGCTCGCCTCGATGCTCGGGCTCAACGCGCAGAAGGCATCAGCACTGTTATTTGAAAATAACTCAACGCCAGGCGGACTGCTCACCGCGCCCGGCGAAGTCACCGAGGTCGAAGAAAAACGCATCAAGGAAGAATGGGAACAGCGTTTCTCGCGGGTGAATCTCGGTCGGGTAGCGGTGCTTTCCGGCGGCATGATGTATCAAAAAATGCCGCTGACCGCGGTTGAAACGCAGATGATCGACCAGCTCAAATGGTCGGCGGAAACGGTGTGTTCTGTTTATCATGTACCGCCGTACAAGGTGGGCATCGACGTGCTGCCGCGCGGGTTTACCAATCTGCAGGCTTTGAACGTCGAATATTATTCGCAGTCATTGCAATCGCACATCGAGGAAATCGAGGAACTGCTCGACCAGGCACTCGGCATCGGCGAGGCCGAGGGACTCGGCACCGAATTCGATACCGATAACCTTTTGCGCATGGACACCATCGCGCTGACCACCACCGTCAAGGATGCCGTCGGTGCTGGTGTGATGTCGCCGAACGAGGGCCGCGCCAAGCTCGACTTGAAGCCGGTCACGGGCGGCGACTCGCCGTTCCTCCAACAACAAAACTATAGCCTTGAGGCGCTCGCTAAGCGCGACGCGCAGGCCGATCCGTTCGCGCCCGCAACGCCGCCAGCACCATCGTCCGCAAATGCGCCAGCCGACCAGGTGCCGCCGGCAAAGGATCAAGCGCCGCCCGCTGCCGCCAAATCTCTCGCGCAGCGGTTCAATCTGGCCTTGAAGGCCGTACATCGCGAGGCCGCATGATGGATGACAACCTGCTCGCCGACCTCGCGGAGGGCCTGGTGCCATTCGTGCGCGACTACGTGACCGATGCATTCAGCAAGACCGTGCTGCCGCCCGAGCTCGCCGGGCAGGTCGCGATGGCGGTGCGGATGCTGCACGAGTCGCCACCAATCGAGCAGCACAGCGCCGCGCCGCGGCCATCGCCGAAGGTGACCCGCATCGAGCGCGATGAGGACGGCAACTTCGTGCCGGTCTACGACGAGGCGCAACCGTGATCCTTGAACTGTCGGAAGATGCCGGCAATGCCATGCTCGACGTGCTTGGCAGTATGATGGATGGCGGCAGCATTGAGTTGCTGACTAGCGATGGCACAGCCTTGGCGGTGCTGAATCTGTCCGACCCGGCGGCGCAGGATGCTATCGGCGGTCAGTTGGAGTTCAACGAGATTGCAGAGGAAGATGCCGCGCGCGCACAGGGCATCGTGGAAATTGCGCGCATCATCGCGGCAGATGGCAGCAATATCTTTTCCTGCGATGTCGGCGACGAGAACAGCGACGCAGCGATCAAGCTCAACACCACCAAGATTTATCGCGGTGGCCCGGTTCGGCTCAAGTCGTTCCGATTGGCAATGCCATGACCCAGCAGGTCATCAATATCGGCAGCGCACCGGATGACGCCACGGGCGATCCGCTGCGGACTTCATTCGATAAGACGAATGAGAATTTCACCGAACTCTATTCCAAGGGGGCCACGGAAGGCCTCTGGAATTACAACAAGAGTAGCACCGATACCACCACCGCGCCGGTGTCGGGCCGCTTCAAAACCAATAGCGGAGACTATCGCGGCGCCACGCAGATTGCGATCAACGCGATCACCATTCAAGGCATCGATAGAAGCAGCACACTGCGGACACTGCTCGTTGGCGATCTTGTTCAGTGCCAGGATTCGACTAACGCCGCGGCCTGGTGCCGCTATAGTTTGCAATCGCTTCCGGTCGACCACGGAACTTGGTTTCAACTTAACGTCACCTATCAAACCGATGGCGGCGTGGCATCTGGCGATAATCAAGAAATCGTTTTTGTCTTCACGGCCAGCAGCGGTGGCGGCGGTGGCAACGTCAGCAATGTTGGCATACCAACAAACGGCCAGATTGCGCAGTGGACGGATGCCACTCACATCCAGGGCATTGCTACATCTACACTTGGTTTCGCGCCGCTTGCTTCGCCGACATTCACTGGCGATCCAAAGGCTCCAACGCCTACCGCGGGCGATAACGATACATCAATTGCGACAACAGCTTTTGTGGCCGCTGCAGTTGCCGCTGGAAGCGCCGGTGCACCAGTCGGTGCGGAATACATCACGTCAACGGCCAACGCGACGCTGACCGCCGAACGGGTGCTGACCGATACCGCGACGGTGACGTGGGACCGCGCGACGGCGGGGCAGATCAAGGCCAATGCAGCGGGCGGCGGCAGCATCACCGCTCCTACCCGCACGGTTCTTACTTCGGGCACCGGCACCTACACCACGCCGACCGGGGCGACTTGGCTCGAAGTTGAACTGGTCGGCGGTGGCGGTGCCGGTGGGTCCGGCACTGTTGGCACGGACGGTGGAAACACGACATTTGGCCCGATCACCTGTACCGGTGGAGGTGTGGGGCCTGCGGCTGGCAGCCCGGCGGTGAATGGCGGCACTGCAAGCGGCGGCGATGTGAACTTAAAAGGCGCCGATGGGGATGCCAATACTGCGGGTGGCGTCCCCGGTCAGGCCCACGCCACCGGCGGCATGGGCGGTGTTTCGCCCTTTGGCGGCGCCGGGCGTGGTGTTTACGACGGCAATCCTCCCGGCGACGCTTCGCCCAATACCGGCTCGGGCGGCGGTGGCGGCGGCGTGAATGCGGCGGCAGGCGTCGCGGGCATGCAAGGTGGGGGCGCCGGTGGTTATGCCCGCAAGCTCATCGCTAGTCCGGCCGCAACATATAGCTATGCCGTTGGGGCCGCTGGCGTTGCTGGCTCTGCTTTCGGCAGCACCTATGCAGGCGGCAACGGTGGCAGCGGCATCATCATCGTGACGGCGCACTTCGGAGGGTAGTCGGTGGCCTTTAATTTCCCAGCTTCCCCTACCGAATTTACACACCAAAAGTCTGAATGACCGTCACTGTCGACAGCACTGCGCACACCGCCGATGCGACGTGGCCCAGCGCTGATGGATTTATTCCGTCCAACATCGTCCAGGCGGATCTGTCCGAGCCGGTGGGCGGGCAAGTCACCGCCGACACCGTTCGGTACACCGCCGACAATACGATCTATCCGACTGCTGATGGCGGCGTCCTTCCCGGCGCTGTTGATACGACCGATGCGACCGTTATTGCCGGCGAGATCGAGATATCAGTCGGCGGTGGCGGCTACTATCCGCGGCCGCGGCCATACCCGGTCGAGGGCGTCGGCTTCGGAATCCTGCCCCAGCTAGAGGGCGAGGCCCATGGCGTCGTCATTCTGGCTGGCGTTGGCGTCGGCAGACTTCCCGGCCTCGTCGGCGAGGCGGCTGGCGCATCTGGTGTTGTCGGGCGCAGCGAAGCAAAGTTCCTCGTCCGCGCCGCAGCGATCGGCGCCCGCGGCCAGGTTGGCGCGGCGGTTGCGGTTCTCAAGGGCCTGTCAGTGGCGAGCGCGGGCGCTGTCGGCACGCGCGGCTCGGCCTCAGGCACGATCATGAAGTTCAAAGCCAGCGCTACCGGCCGGCATGACGACGATGAAGCCGCCGTGATGGCATTTCTGCTGGCAGCATAGGGTGCGGCATGAGTGAATTACCCTCTCCGCAATATACCTGGAATGAGGCCATCGGTGTTTGCCTGGCCATGTGCCATCGCGCCTTGGCCGAGGTTCGTGCGCTCGCGCGCATCCCAGGACCGCCGGGCGAAACCGGCCCAGAAGGCAAGCGCGGGCTGCAGGGCGAGCGCGGCGAGAAGGGCGAGCGCGGGGAAGCCGGTAAGCCGGGCGCCATCGGCCAGGCTGGCGTCGACGGAAGACCCGGCGAGCGCGGCCAGAAGGGCGATCCCGGCCGCAACGCCAGCGATCTGACGTATCTGCAGGACTATGCCGTTGAGCAAGTCGGGCGCGCGCTCAAGACCGCCACGTTCACGAGCTCGGACGGCGGCCGCACCTTGCGCTGGGCCTTGGGCGAGACGGTGCATGAAATCAAGACCGCCATCGTCCTCGATGCCGGGGTGTGGAAAGAGGGAACAGCCTACGTTGCCGGGGATGGTGTGACGCTGGGCGGATCGTTCTTCATTGCGCAGGGCGACACGTCAGCCAAGCCCGGCAAGTCGGACGAGTGGCGCCTCGCCGTCAAGCGTGGCAGCGACGGGCGCGACTTGCGGCCGGACGAGAAACGTGTGCTCGAGCCGATTAGGTTCAAGTAGATGCATTCGATCCTCGAAATCATCGGCGAGTCGACCGACAGCGCCGGTCCTGACCTGATCAGCCTCGACGACCTCAAGCTTGCGCTCGGCATCACGGGCACGACCGAGGATGCGGCGCTGCAGGCCGCCATCACAATGCAGTCACGCATCATTGCAGAATATTGCAATCGTCGTTTCGGACTGGCCGAGGCGATGGAGACGTTCACATTCGATCGCGGTGAAATCATTTTGCAGCGGCAAGCTCTGGTACTGTCGCTATATCCGGTCTCGGCAATCTTCGAAGTGTCGACGGCGGGCGCGACCGATGCCGATTATGAATTAGATGCGGAAGGCGGCCGGTTGTGGCCAGGAGGCACATGGTGGCTGGGCGCGCCAATCGAGAATCCTGGAGTGCCCTACCAGGGCAAGATCTCGGTCACCTATAGCGGCGGATATGATTTGCCCGAAGATGCGCCGGCAAGATTGCAGCGAGCTGTAATCGAGTGCGTCAGCAGCGTGCGCACGACAGCGGGGGGCGGCTATCGCGATCCAACGATTCGTGAGGTCCAGCACGGCGACACTCGCATAAGCTATATGTCGCCTTCATTTGCTTCCGGTGCAATCTCAACGGGACAACATCTTAGCCCATCGGTCGTCGATCTCATCAATCCGTTCCGGCGCCGGTATATCGCATGATGCAATTCTGGTCGGTCCCGCATGAATGGCCAGGCGAGACTGTCTTCATCATCGGCGGCGGGCCGTCGGTGCTCGGGGTCGACCTCGAGCTGCTGCGCGGCTGCCGCGTCATTGTCATCAATTCGAGCGTCTATAAGGCGCCATGGGCGGACTTCCTCTATTTTGGGGATTGGCGCTGGTGGAACGAGCCGGACAACCGGGCGGCAGTTGCGAGCTTCCGCGGCCGCGTCGTCACTGTCTCGCGCTTGGTAAGGGATCAAAAGGTGTTGACCTGCCGCACCGCCAACCCGCCGGGGTTGGAATTGCAGCAAGACAGTCTGATGCAGAAATGGACTTCGCTCACGGCCGCAACCAACCTGGCGGCGCATCTCATCGGGCCGGGCGGCACCATCGTCTGGCTCGGGGCTGACGGCCGGGTTGCCGCGGATGGCCGCACGCATCACCATAACCCGCACCGCTTTCCGCACCGGGCCGACTGCTACCACAAGCAACACGCGGATTTGGTGACGATCGTGCCGTCGCTGCAGGCGCTCAAGATCGCGGGATTCAATGCCTCGCCTGGAACGGCCTGGGGCGATCTTCTCCCAGTTATCAGCCTGCAGGATGTCCTTGAACGACGCGCCGCGTAAGCCAATTCTGATCCGCGGGATGTGGGGGCTCGGCGACAACATCTTTTCGCGGCCGTTCGTGCGCGCGGCGGCGGCACAATACGAGCTCCATCTCGAGACGCCATGGCCCGAGCTCTACGCCGATCTCGATATCAAGTTCATACGAGGTGGGCGTCGGCTGCGCACGCAGCAGAAGAATATCGTGCGGCAACCGGAGAGTCTCTGGTCGCGATCGTTGGCGCCGATGCGCGAAATGAAGGTGTCCTATTTCGATCTGGCATCGCGATCGATCATCCGGGCGCTGGAGGCCAGGTGGGCGGCACTGACAGTTGTCTTTGATCCGGCGCTGTTCGATCTGCCCGATATGGGGTCATCGCCGGTCGTCTCGCAGCGGCCGATCGCCGTCATCCGGCCGGTGACGGTGCGCCAGGAATGGCGCAACGAGGCGCGCAACCCGCGGCCGGAATATATCGCCGCGCTGGCCCGTGAACTGATGCCGACGCACACCGTGGTCGCGGTCGCCGACATCGCGCCAGGCCAGGAATGGGCGGTCGAGGGACTACCGCCCGCGCACCATTATTTGGTGTCTGGCGAACTGGCGGTGCGCGAGCTGCTCGCACTGGTGCGTGATGCAGATATCGTGATCGGCGGCGTCGGCTGGATCGTCCCGGCCGGCCTCGCGCTCAAGGTCAAAACCTTCGTGGTGCTGGGCGGCCATGGCGGCCACAACGCACCCGAAAAGATCACCGATCGGCGGCTCGATCTCAGCCGCATCGGGTTTGCCGTACCGGAGGCGTTCTGCCGATGCACGAATATGTTGCACACCTGCGACAAGAGGATCGCCGACCCGGTCGGGCAATACCACCGCTGGTCGCGCAGTTCTCGCGCCGTCGCCTGACCTGGTGGCCCGAGCTCGGCATTGGCCATTATCCGGTCGAGGTCGGGTTTGCGCCCTACGATCAGGACTATTTCGACAGCTTCGATCGCAACGCTAATAGCGATCTCGGGCGCGCGTTGATGAATGCGCGGTTCAACTTTGTCGAACGGCATTACAGGGGGACATTGATCGATGTCGGTATCGGCTCGGGTGCGTTCGTCGAACTCCGTTGCGCGCGCCGGCGCACAACCTACGGTTACGATGTCAACCCGGCCGGCCTCGAATGGCTCGAGCAGCGCTCGCTGCTGGTCGATCCGCATCTGGTTTCGTTCGATGCTGCAACGCTGTGGGATGTGCTCGAGCATATCCCGGATTTTCAATCGCTCTTGGCCAATGTGAAGGAATGGGTGTTTACGTCCTTGCCGATCTTCCGCGACGCCGAGCATGCGCTTTCATCCAAGCACTTCAAGCCGGACGAGCATTGCTGGTACTTCAGTCGCGATGGTCTCGTGTTCGCGATGAAACTATGCGGCTTCGATCTAGTGTCGGAAAGCATGATCGAGACCGAGCTCGGCCGCGAGGACATCGGAACTTTTGCGTTCCGAAGGGAACGGCGATGATCGACTTCAGCGCGCTGCTCTATAACCCGATCTATGCTGAGCTTGGCGTGTCGGCGGTGCTGACCGCAGCCGGGACGGCGGGCGAGATCCCGCTGACCGTGATCGACGACACCAGACCGAAGACAGCCGCCAGCGGCGTCTTGGAAGTGCGCAGCGTCGGGCCTGGCGCTTATGCCCGGATCCCCGAACTGACTGCAAAAGGGATCGCACGCGATGACTACATCGACGCGGCGTTGACCTTCAACGGCAGGTCGTGGGTCGTGCGCTCCTATGAACTGCGCGGCAGCCCGAACGGCGAGGATGTCGGCGAGGTGCGGTTTCTCTTGAAGGCCGAATGATGATTGATGTTCGCGAAGATATCCTCGCGCGCTTGCTCGTGGTGGGTGCCGCTATCCCGAATATCCGCTCGGCACAGCGCAACAACGTCGACATACCGGAAGATCAGTTGCCGGCGGTGATTATATTTGACGGCGACGAGGAAACCCACGACGCCTCCGACCTGTCGCAACGCCCCGCAAATCGACCGACCGTTGTGCAGATGCGTCCTGAAATTCATATCGCAGACCAAGGCGACGAGGTCACTTTGGATATCCCTACGCTACGGCGCGAACTCATCAAGCGGGTACTAAACGACATCGAGCTCAATGAGCAGATCGTGAAGACTGGCCGGTTCGGCAATGGAGCAATCCGATATCTCGGTTGTCAGACGGATGTGGTTTGGCTGCGCAAGTTGCATTTGGCACTGCGCGCACAGTTCATGATCAAGTACACGCTGCGACCCAACGACCTCTAGAAAGGAAAGCACCGCCATGCCCACGTCACCGAATATCCAAAACTATCACATCGGCAAAGGGATCGTTTCGTTCAAGGAAACGGGTTCTGCAACCTTCACGGACCTCGGCAATGCGCCGAAGTTCATCTACACGCCGACAGTTACCAAGAAGGAGCATTTTTCCTCACGCGAAGGAATCAAGACCAAGGATTTCACCGCAGTCACCGAGATCGGCGCAACGGTTAAGGTCACGCTCGACGAGATCACACCCGAGAATCTCGCGATGTTTGCGCTGGGTGATTTGTCAACCGGCGGCACCATCACAGGACTGACAAAGGCTGAGTTTACTGGCACGCTCCAAGTCGTCGGCACCAATGACATCGGCCAGCATGTCAGTTGGACCGGTGATGTGTCATTCGTGCCCTCCGGTGATTTTAGTTTCATCACCGACGCCGATGACTTCTCGACCATCGAACTCGAGGCCGAAGTTCAGAAATCTGTCGATGGCTCGTTCGGCACCTGGGAAGTCACAGAACCAACGGCATAGGAACATCATGGCAGACCTTCTGGACATTGCACCATCGACGGCGGTCGAGGTCGTCAAGATCGACGGCAGGCGGATCATCGTGCACGGACTGCATGGGGACGCTATCGCGTCGATTATTGCGCGGTTCCCTGAGCTCGGAGCACTGCTCAATGGGGGCAACGTTGGGACGCGATTGATCGAGCGCTTCGGTGCTGCGATCGGGCCGATCATAGCGGCCGGTTGCGGACATCTCGGCGATGAGGAATACGAACTGCGCGGCGGAATGCTATTGGTAGAAGATCAATTGAATTTATTGAAGGCAATCATCGG